AAGGCTTGCGCACTTGTCGGCGGTGTCAGGATCGGCGACGTAGATGAGGTCCGCCGGATTGGTCGGATGTCCCCAATCCTGAAGGAACGCGTCTGATCGCATGCGCGACTGCTGACCCTTGAGCAGGCTCCACGTCACCGCGCCAGCCGCGTCCTTTTTGTTCGCGGTATTGTCGGTGATGCCGACCTTGCGGATGCCGTTGAACGCCAAGTAGTGCTTGGTATCAGCCGGATCGGCGTCGTCTAGGTTGATGTTGCCAGTGGCGGCGTTGGTCGTGTCACCGTTGAGGATCAGGCTATCCATGTAGTGCGCGGTGGCACGTGCAAGTTGCGCCCGAAGGAACGGCACGAACGGGATGATCGAATCCTCGTCGAGTTCGCCCGACCAATACTGGTTGAAGCCGAGTTTGGACGCGGTGATCGCAACGCGGTTGCTACCCGTCTTCGTCGACGTGTTCGCACTTGCGTTGTAGGTCGTCGCCTCACTGAACAGAAGCATCTCCGGCAGGTCTGCCTCAACCGGCACATACACCGTCGGGTCGGTCATCTCGAATTGCGGGATGAGCGCCATGATGCGGCTTTCGGTTTGCGCCGACATCCACAAGTCGCGGACGTATTGCGCGCCGATCAGTTGGCTTCCGAAGCCGGACTCGGCCGAGTCCATTGCCTTGCGGTACGCGCTGGTTGCCCACCACATCCCCTTGGATGCGAGTTCGCGATCAGCACCCGCAAAGGACGAGATCGGCACACGCGGGAAAAGGTTGTCGATGGCACGCTGGTCAATAGCCTTGACCTCTGCCTCCGGCATGTAGTGCGCATCGCTGATGGCCTTGAACGCGTTCTCTAGGTCAGTTGATGGCCCGCGTCCACGGCCCGCGCGCTGCTCGGCAACGGCGATGTCGTAAAGAAACTCCACGTCCGAGATGCTGAGGTTGTGACGCGCAAACTTTGACCCGATGAGTTTGGTGTCACCACCGAACCTGATCTTGCGGACAAATTCGCTGTTAGGATTGGCCAATTCGGCCTCGATGATCTGCTTGGCAATTGCTGCGGCGCGTGCCTCAAAGGCTGCGTCGTTGGTGACATGCTCAGGCAAGCTCTTCAGCCGCGCCTGCACGTCGTTGAGGATGGTTCCGATATCAGCGGTTGACATTATCGTTTCTCCAGGAACGCCTTGAGAGCGTCAAGATTGGCGGCGAGTCCCTCGCCTCCGTAGGGTAATGCCGGCGCCGGCACTTCCGGTGCCGGCGCGTCGCCTCCACCCAATGACGCCAATACCTGAGTGATCAGGTCCAGCGCTTGGCGCAGCCGCATCTCGTTGCTGCCGGACAGGACGCGACCCGCTTTCGCATGATCCGCTTCGCCTTCCCAGAACAATCCGAAACGCTCGGCCATGCCGAGTTTGGCAACGGTGTCCGCCGGGACATAATCCGGCGGTTCCTTATCCAAGGCCTTGTAAACGCGTTCGAGTCCATTGTAGGCGCGGCGTCGCACCGCGTCCGTGGTCTCCGTGTCCGTCAGCACCGCCAGCATCGCGCTGGCGACCAACGGCCACACCGCATCCGCAAACCCTGCAACGTGGATTGTGTCCGCATCGTTCGACAACGCGGCAATGCGCGTCTCCTCGATGGCTTTCCAGGCTGGCGCCTCCCGCCCAAAGTCGGTGTAATGCTTCGCAAGGTGGTCGTACACCGGTTTGCGGTCCGCGTCCGGCATCATGACGCCGCCTCGGCCACCAAACATGATTGACATACACTGCGCGACGCCACGCCACACACAATCGTATGGCCCGGCCACGGTGTGGTGCGCGAGTTTGTAACCCGCCTCGACATCGGCACGTTCAGGATCGACCCACGCGCACATCCGCTTGAGATCGTCCACGCTCGCCTTTGTTGTCTCGGCTGGACCGTCCCAAGATTGGCTTTCGGGCGCAAGTCCCGTCTTGCGATAAGGGATCGCGCCACGCGTCACGTTGTCGACAACCGGCGAGCGATGCGGAACCATCGAGCGGATGCGAATGGCATCGGCATTGGCCGGGATCGGGACGACGGAAATTTCCAACAACTCCTTGCGTACGTGCCTGACGGCAATGGATGGGTCGGGTGCCACGCTCACAAGCGCTTTCATGGTCTCGTCATCGACGGAGCGAGATGCCCGCAATGCCGCCATGTCAGGGTATTCAATTGCAAGCGGTCGGAAACCCACCGAGACGGCGCGAAGGTCGCCACCGTCCACAAGTGATCGCGCAAGTGCGCCATACTCGGAGTCGTTGAACCGGATGTCCGCGGTCCAGCCGTTGGCGTCCTGGTTGATCGCCACGCACCGCCCGACGATGGACTCAATACTTTCGTACGAGTGGCTGTCGAGCACGACCGGGTTAGTCAGGTACGAGGTGAAGTCCCACCCATCAACCGTGACGATTTCGCCTTGCCGGTCCATGCGGTCGGTGGTGATCACGAACGTGTAGAGCGGGACGCCGTCAGGCCCCACCTGCTTCGTGCTAAACCCAGCGTTGGTGTACTGGCGTGCGTCCATTGGCATCAATCCTAGCCTATTTCGAAGGTCATGGTGCACCGACAGTTGACGACTTCCTTCGCCGATGGCAACTGGTGTGGTGCAGGTCCGGTGTCATCGCCAACGTGGAAATCGGCATCGAGTGGTACGTTGCGGTTCCGCGCGTCACGGTGTGCCACAACGTGCGTCTCGCGGGTCCGCGCGTCCAGTGCCGCAAGCCAGTTCTTGCCGGTGACGACGCCGGATTGCTTGGCACCTTCAAGACTGCCCGCGTTGGATGCGCCGATGACCTCGGTGCGCGCAATGGCTTCGGTTCGCCACGTCGCGGCGTCGGTGAATACCTGCGTCACACGTAACTGCAATGTCGGGATGTCCTCGCCAGACGCCAGCCCGGCCGCCAGGCTCAGTTGCAACGTATTCCACGTCGTTTCGTTGACGGCACGCGCAAACCGTTGCGCCCTCCCTTCGAGGATGGTGACCGCGCGCGGGTCTCCGAGGTCAAACGACATGGCAATATTCAGGTCGTCTAACGTGGCTTGTCCGCCGTCCTCCATCGTCGCGCCGATCAACGGCAACCCGAGCGCGCGCAATTGACGGTTCCATGTGGCAAGGTCGAACGGGTCCGCCTGCGCGTCCCCCGCGTCCTTGATGGCTTTGGCCCGAAGTTTGGCGCTGACGCTGTCGCCTTGGCGCCGGAAATACTCACGCAGTGCAGCCATGAACCGCGCCTCGTGCTTGTCGGTGCGGTCGGTGAACGCTTTCCAGATTTTCTGGTGCTCGACGCTGCCGTATTCCACCCACGCTTTCGAGGTAACTTCAATGACGGGTGCCGTTGAGGGAAGCGCCAACGTCGGCCATTCAATGGCTTGCAATGCCTTGATAGGTGCTGGTGCAGGTGTGGTTGGCGCGGGTGCGCTTGCATCGCTGACCGGTACCAACGTGGCTGGCAACCATGCCGCATCGCCCCATGCGTAGCCGGTCTTGCCTGGCGGAAGGAACCGTGGTGCCAGTTCTTGCAACGCGCGGTTCAACGGTACGCCGACGCCGACAAGTTTGACCACCTGATCGATGATCTCGGCGCGATCCTCTTGCAACGTCTCGATGTCCGACGTGTCAAACTCGACTTCGTCGGCCTCGGTGCCGAACAGCGGGACCAATTGTTCGGTGATTTCATCGGCAAGGAACCGCGCCTCGGGTAGCAGCGTGTCCGTCCACAACGCCTTCGCGGCCTGCTCGTAGTTGGAGTAGGTCGAATGCGTCTGGTCGCCGATCAGTTGCGGCGCGACGCCGTACACCGTGCACACCTCGCGGACGCCCCAACTCATGATGCTCATAAACTCGGCGTCTTTGGGTGTCAGGTTCAACGGTGTAAACGAAATCGGTTGCGTAAGGACCGCCGTGCGGTGCGCCTTGTCCGCGCCCTTGAACCGGCGCTCCAGCATCTGGCTGAGTTGTTCGGCCTGCTCGCGGGTGAGGCTTGACGTCTTGTCGGCGGGACCGATGACGCCCGACAGCATCATGCCGGAGTCGAAGATCTGCCGGTTCGAGCGCATCGCGCCCGCAGCCGTGTCGATTGCCAGGCGCGCGGATGCAATCGGAGACAACCCTGAGAACTCATCGGCTGGGTTGTCGTATTTCAGCCAGATCACATCGGCCGGGTCGAACGCAATGGTTTTCCCCTGATCCTCGTACAGGTAACCCTTGATGTACCCCACCGGGTCTGGCACAACCGTCATTTTGGACGGGTTCGCCCACCACAGTTCCTTGGGTACCACTTGTGCGGCAGTGCGACCGGCAATGCCGTTCTCCAGAATCCAGAACGACTGACCGTACGCGCACAAACTCATCTCCGTCATGCGAACCAACCGGCGAAACGTCCAGAACCCGTTGACCGACCGCATGAGGTCGAACAAGCGCCCCGACGTAACCTCGACGCGTTCGCCACTTGCGGTGCGCTTATAAATTCGCAGGCGCAGTTTCGCTAGGTTCTTGGCTCGGATGTTGGAACACGCGTACACGACGGCGTTGGTGGCGGCGTAATCGCCGTACTTTTCGGGTGCGTACCTTGTTTGGTCGTGTCCAAACGTCGTCTCGAAAGTGTCGACGGTTGCAGGACCCAGACGGAATGCCTTCGCGATGCGGTCGCGCCACCTCATACCATCACCCACTCGCCACCGCCGAGCATGAGATCGGTCAGCGCCCACACCAGCGCGTCCAGCCGGTCAGGGGATTTCGCAGCGTCCGCGGTGTACGTCGCCATTTGGTCCTCAAGGTCAGGGTACACGCCGACGTGATGCACGCGCCCCTGTTCGTACAACGCCGCCACCGGCTCGGCCCGTGCCAGTTTGCCCCGGCTGGCCCTGACACTACGATACGCGATATTTGCGTCGACCGTGCGCATGACGGTCTCGACAAGGTCGCCACCGTTGTTCGCCTCGGCGACCAGCCGGTCGGCTCCGAGGTCACGATACCGGCGCACCGCCTCCCGCGCCCATGCGTCCGGTGACGCGCGCAGCGTGTAATCCCCGATGACGTACGCGTGCCCGTCCTCGCCGAGACCGCAAGCGACGATCCCAGTCATGTCCGCATCCTCGCCGGACGTGACGGCCGGGTCGACGGCGACGACGACGCGCCGGAACGTTGGCGCGTGACGCACGCGGTAATCGTCGATCATCGCCCGCGTCCACAGCGCGCCTGGTGTGTCCTCAAGAAGTTCGGCGTACAGTTCCTGACGTCCGAGTCTTGTGCCCTCGTATTGACGACGGATTTGCGCAAGGAACGCTTGCGGCAGGTTGGACGCATTGTCGAACGTTGACCCTGTGGTGACGACGGTGCCAGGTGCGGCAATGAGGTCGCGCAGGATGCGCGTCGGCTTCGGCGTCGTCGTCACGACGGCACGCGGGTCGGTGCCGAGACGCAATCCGAGTTGCAGCATGTCCCACGCCTCGGGGTAGCGCCACGCCGCAAGTTCGTCGCACCATGCGGCGTCGTGTTGCGGCCCGCGCAACCGGTCCGGCTCGTCGGCCGAGTAGGTGGTCGCCATCGCGCCGTTCGGCCACCGCAGGCGACGCTTCGACGGCTCGTACTCGGGGCGGTTGCCTGGCGGTGCGACGGCAAGGATGCCCGACTCGCCCTCGACCATGACGTCGCGCGCGTCGGCTGCGGTCGCGCCGACGATGGCGACGCGCTGGCGTCCGTGCTGTTCGACCTGCGCGCGGACCCACTCCGCGCCGGTACGCGTCTTGCCGAAGCCTCGGCCCGCAAGCACCAGCCACGTTCGCCAATCAGTGACGGGCGGCTGTTGGTTCGGACGTCCGACGATGCGCCATTCCCGACGCATTGCGCCAAGGTCCGCGTCAGTCCGCGTCGCCTGTTGCAACACCTGGCGTTGCAGGTGGCGTGGCAACCGTGCCAGCCTCTGCAACGGCGAGAGCGTCGAGGAATCGGTCAACGTCAAGGCGGATTGGCCCTCCACCGGGTCCGCTTAGTTCGACCTCGGTCTTGTCGGTGTAGCCACGTTTGCGGCCCATCTTGCCGAGGAACCAACGCACCTGCTCGGGATGCCCATCCGCGATCAGTTTGGCGTTGGCGCGTTCGGCCACGTCAAGCACGCGCTCGCGTTCATCGTCGATGATCTGTTGGAGCGCCGGGTACCGCGTGATGTACCGGCGCACTGACATCGGGGCACACCCGAGGTGCACTGCGGTATCGCTGATGAAACCACCATGCGCACGCAACGCGTCCGCAATCTGCGTCATGGTGTATCGCTGTTCAGCCATCATGCCTCACGTGGATCATCACAAAAGCACGGACGATCACGTCAACGGTACCACGCTGACCTCGACGCGTGGTG